AAACTTGATGAGGTATGCAGGCAGAATGATGAGGGATTTAAGTATGTGCTGAATGATATTAAATATGGCAACAATATTAGAAAATCCATTGCATATCTGGAGAATAATGAATCAGACAAGGTTATACCAGAAGCACCATTTCTGGTCGGAACAAATGCTGAAGCTGATCGGATTAATAATACTTTCCTTGGAAAACTAGATAAAAAGACCGAAAAAGTGTTTCATGCAGCAGTTGACGGAGATCTGACATCTGCCGATATCAAGAACATTGCATTTGCCAGAGAGGACTTAATTCTTAACATCGGTGCAAAAGTTATGATTACCGTCAATGATCTGTCCGGAAATTACGTAAATGGAACAATCGGCATTATCCAGAAAATTGTGGACAACGGAGAATTTGAAGAATCTTATCTGGTCATCAAGACTGATAAGGATAAAACAGTTAACTTGTACAGATACAGTAAAGACATTGAGAAACAGGTTATTGAGGAATCCGAACAAGAAAAGGACGGTCAGAAGATCGTGAAAGAGAAGATTGTACGTAAGAAAGTTGGATCATTCTCTCAGTTCCCGGTAAAACTTGCCTGGGCAATCAGTATTCATAAATCACAGGGACAGACATTTGAAAAGATTAATATTGATCCTTGCTGTTGGGATCCTGGACAGTTCTACGTGGCTGTTTCCCGAGCGAAATCCGCTAATGGAATACATTTTATCAGACCGATAAAACAGAGCTATATAAAGGCGTTTAGCAAGGATAACGAGCGACTTCTTGAGCAGAGTTTTGAGGTAGAAAAGGGTGTATAAGCATGAGAGTGACGCACGAACAGATACCGAATACGATAAAATTTTTACAGATTGACTTCCCGGCACTGGTCCTCCAGACTGCCGGAATAGAAGAAAATGATGAATACTGGCAGCAGGTGACAGAACAGATTCATATCATGTCAGAAAAATATCGAAAAAACGGGTTTGTGGACCACATGCTGTTAGCTTATGCAGACTATCTTGAAAAAATGTTCAAAAGATCGCAGAAGATGAAAGAGGAGCGTGAGAAGAATGTACAAACAGAAATATAAAGAAGGTCAGCAGATCCACAAAGACATATATCTGTACATCTGCCGGTATATCAAAGAACATCGGTACGCACCGTCTTACAAAGAGATTGCTGACGGGGTTGGCGTGTCAAATGCCACGGTACTTCGCCACATGGATATGCTGCGGACAGATGGACTGATTGAAACGGATCACCCGAAGACACCGAGAGCATTCCGGCTGACAGGATATGAGTTCGTGACAAGGAGGAAGAAGCATGAAACTGTATGAGCTGTTCAAAGGTGCTGAGTACATTGGAGAGTTTACTCTTGATGAGATCATAAGCATCACGGGAGCACATCGGAGTGCACTACTCAACAGTGTGGCACATGGCGTCCTCGTAAATGACTTGTGGGACGTCTCTCCGGCTTATGACAGGACTTTAAACCGAAATGACGACAATTCATTGCTTAAGCAGTTTGAGGCCGTTACAAGGCAAATTAGGAGGTGTGTGAAGCGTGAGCAGTAAACTTAAAGCAAAGCCACGAAAGCAGAGACTTCCTCTAGCTCAGCCCAATCAGGCAGCACAGGCATTTGGGCGAGCAATGATTAACTGCCATAGTCAGATTAAAAGTATGGAGAAAGAAGCTTACGAAAACGGATTCAACGATGGAGAAGATTGGGCTGATACGATTAACGTCGTTACAACGATGATGGCCCTGAGACGCTTATATGGCTTTTCTACAAAACGCTTGCTCACAGTCATGCAGACTGCCAACGAGTACGTTAAAATGGCAAACAGGGGAGAAATGAGCGTTCTGAGTATGATACAGGACATTGAAGAGAACACAGATGTAAGGTTTGATGAGATGAATAAGAATCTGGTTAAGAAGATGGGAGTATAAAATCATGGAGGACTGCACAATAGCGTGTCAGTTGCTTACATGGGGAAAGTGAGGATGGAAATGACGCAATTAAAACCTTGTCCGTTTTGCGGAGGGAAAGCAGAAATGCTGATTAGTGAATATGAAGATTCAAGAAAAGAATATCTTGTAGCTTGCACAGAATGTGACGGAATGGTGGAACGTTGGAGAAAAACGGAGAAAGAAGCGATAGAGCAGTGGAACAGGAGGGTAAATAATGAGCGAGATCAAATTCAGTGACGGAATGCCGGTAAGAGAAAGACGTTCTGGCACAAGCATTTATCCAGAAGAATTACTGGATAAAAAATGTGGTGGTTGTATGAGATGCCAGTCAAGAAAAAGAAAGGGCGAAACAGGCTATCATTGCACAACACAGCCGTACACCAAAGACATTTCACCAGAAGACAAAGCTTGTGTTATTTACTGGGACAAAGAAGAGGAAGAGAAGTACAAGGCTTTAATAGCGCAAGACGAAGAAAACCGCAGAAAAGAACTCTGGAATATCTATTCAAAGCGAGAGCCGATAAAACTCCCAATCATAAATGATGGTTACGGAATAATTCCAGAATGTCCTATTTGTGGAGAGATGCCGTACAGCACTAAGCAGTGCCACTGGTGCGGTCAGAGATTCATTCAAGATAAAGAAGTAGAAGAATACGAAAAGCCGCTGACAAAAGAGGTAACTTGCTTTTCATGTGGCAGAAAGGTGATAGCAAATGTAAGCAAGTATAACGGACATATTAGTTATCATTGTCAATGCGGAACAAATTTTATCGAATAAGGAGGGCGAAAATGAGTTACTGTGACGGAACCTGTAAGTATCTGAATACAAGAAAACACAAATGCGAATTAACAGGAGAAAAACTCGCATACATGAAACAGAGTTGTGGAATCGAGTATTCAGTGCATGAACACAGAGGATTCTGTGAGAAAGATAAGGAGGACACAAAATGTTAATCAGAAGTCAGAATAAGGAAGTTTTAGCTACACTTGAACTTTTATTCGATATCGAAGTTTCGGGTGGAGTAATAAGTGCAAGAAGAGATATGAGTTGGTGCTGCTTGCTCGGAGAATATTCCACCAAAGCAAAAGCCATGAAGGTACTGGATATGATTCAGGAAGCCTATGAGGAATATGAAACTGAAAGAATCTATAAAGAGGGCGTATTCAAGATCAGGACGTTTCAGATGCCAGAAGATTCGGAGGTGGAAGTATGAAATACAGAAAGAAACCAGTTGTAATTGATGCAGTACAGTGGACTGGTACAAATAAGCAAGAAATATTTGATTTTCTGACAAATGGCAATTGTCCAGAGGAGTATATGACATCTGATTTTCCGATTGTATCCGATAACTTCTATATCGACAAATGGAAGGTTCCGGGTGGTCTGATTATTAAGACACTTGAGGGCGAACATCTGGCGAATATTGGTGATTATATCATCCGCGGTGTTCGCGGTGAATTTTATCCGTGTAAGCCAGATATATTCAGAGAAACTTATGAGGAGGTGGAAGTATGAGCCATATCAAAGACAGATTATCGGATTATCATGATTTCATGAAGAAACTTGTGGATGACCACCAGATGGTTTTAGCAAGTGATGTTCTGGAAATGATAGAACAGATTAAGGATGATCTGGAACAGGACGAGAAAGAAAATGGTTGGATTCCTGTCAGTGAGAGATTACCGGAAGAATCCGATTACTATATGGCATGCATTCATAATGAAATTTTAAATAAATACTACTGCCGAAGTGAGTGGTTCTCTATTAACAATAATTATTATGGCGAATTAGTGTGGATTGATTTGAAATCATATGAAAAAGTTGTGGCATGGAGGTCACTTCCAGAACCATATAAGGAGGACTGACCATGATTGCGTTATTATGCGGAATATTTATCGGACTTAATGTTGGTGCATGGGGAGTGATTATACTCGCCATACTGTACGATAAGCACCATCCAGGCGAATAGAAAGGAGAACGGTATGCTGACAAGGAATAAAAAGCTGAAAGACTACGGTATTCCGGCAGAGGACATAGAAAAACTGAATACGATGCTGAAAGACTTTCCGGCAGAGTACGGAAGCCTGCTTGCCAGTGCTGCCTTGTCAGCTTGTCCGAAAAACACGGTGATAGCGGATATGGTTATTGAGAATATCCTGCACCGGAAAAGTTACAGGAAAATCAGCAGAGAAAGATATATCCCGATGAACCCGAAAGACTTTTACGGCTACAGACGCAAGACCGTCGCTGTACTGTATGAGAGAATGAGATTGTTGGGAGTGTGGGAAGGAGATGAGTGAAATCAAGTCTATTTATCCGAAGGAATATCTTTTAAAAAATGGATTGCTTCGATACTATACTGCTCCTGGAAGATACGGATTTGCAATTTACGAAGTGGGCTATCAATTACCCCTACTGCCGCCGTTGGAATATTGTACGGAAAATAGTGCGAAACTTGATTGTATAAGATTTAATGCTCTTGGGCCGGAAGAAATCTGGAAAGAATATTGGAGACGTTATGTAATTTCTAAACGACCATTAGGTGCGAAAATAGAGACGTTTGCTGAATGGAAAAGCAAAAACGCAAACATGTATGAACGGGAGGATAGAAGATGAAGTTAATTGATCTAATAGCAGCAATTGACGACGATCCTGAAAGCGATATAAAAATTCAGATATGTCACCCAGGAAGAAGATGGGGTGATTACGATACATTCAATGCCGGTTCAAAGCTGCTGAAACCATTTTATGATTTAGAAGTAAGCTGCCTTTCAGCGATAGAGACGGATGTGATCAGAGTTGATTTGGATTTTGACGAGAAAGAGGGAGAAGTAGATGAGCAGACTGATTGATGCAGACGAATTAATCAAATACATCAAAATTTGGGAAATTGGCACAAGTATTAGTTCTGACCAGAAAGAGTTTATTGATTGTGTTAATGAACAGTGGACAGCTTTTGATGTGGATGAAGTTGTTCAACAGTTGGAAATTTTAATCGAAGATAAATGTTCGGAATCAGGTGACGATTGGTATACAGCCCAATGCTTGAATGAAGCAGTTGAAATTGTAAAAGGTGGTGGAATTGAATGAGAGAGATTCTTTTTAAGGCAAAGCGGATTGATAATGGCGAATGGGTTAAGGGATGTTTAGTAATAGATCATTCACGATCAAACTTATTTGAATATCGAATGCAACCAGTTGAATCATGCGTTTTATACGCACCACCTATTAATCCAGAAACCCTCTGCCAGTTCACAGGACTTTGCGACAAGAACGGGAAGAAAATTTGGGAAAATGACATTCTGATGGCACACTTGGACGAATCCTACCCAGAGGATGTGACATATGAAACTGTTGAATGGGGCGTTGCTGGATGGGTAGGACACGAAACTGGCAGCACGGATAGAGAATGTCTTAGAGAGTTTGATCTTGAACATTATGAAGTAGTTGGCAATATCTTCGACAATAAAGAATTATTACAGGAGGAACACAAATGAGCAGTGCAAGCGTAAGATTCGGGACAAAAGCGTATGTATGCGCAAGATATTTTCTCAGACCGGGAAAGTGTTTCAAATACATCGACCAGCGTGGCGAAGATGCCACGGAACACGTCTATGAGGTCATGGCGTTATATCCATATTGCGTATTGTTAAGAGATACAAGAAACGGGGTCAGGACTTGTCCGGGGTACAATACTTTAAGTCTGATGCTGAGAGGAAGTGAAACGTATGAGTAAATCAGTATTAGTGATTGATACGCCAGAACGATGTATAGATTGCGAAATCGGACAGAATTATAGCAATATGTTAGAAACATACATCTCTTGCCCGATTGCAGGAAAATGCGTGCTCGATAAAGATGCAGAAATGATTCCTGATTGGTGTCCATTTATGGACTTACCAGAAAAAGATAATGGAGACTATCCATCTAATACGTTTGATGCTGGCTTTGCGGAGGGTTGGAACCAGTGTATTGATGAGATTACAGGAGGAATGGATTAATGGCATGTGCAAAGAAATGTGATAGATGTGGAAAACTGTATGAGCAGTACAATTCTAAAAACGATAGAAAAAATCCTAATGGGATCATGGTATTAAATCTGGATAGTCAGAGAAGATATCTCGCACATAATGCTCTGGATTTATGTCCTGATTGTATGAAAGGATTTCAGGACTGGTTTGGAGAGGTGAAGTAGATGGAGAGATTAACAGAAAGATATGATATCACGCCAGACGGAGAATCAGATGTCTGGGTTAAACAGCACGATTACATTTCGGCAGCACGAAAACTCTGCGATTACGAAGACTTAGAAGAACAGGGCTTGCTTGTGAGATTACCGTGTAAGGTGGGAGATATGCTATGGTATAACATTTTGGGATATACGGAATCATATGAAATAAAAGCATTTTCATATGGATATTGTGACGGTTATATAGAAGCAGGTGAAGAAATAAAAGATGAAATTATATTTTATTGCGAAAACCATACCGGTTCAATAATAGGATCTTTTCCAATGAGTGGAATTGGTAAAATCGTATTCCTCACCCGTGAAGAAGCTGAGAAGAAGTTGGAGGAGATGAAGAAAAAATGAATTCCATAATTGTTTATTGGGATGATATTATTGATAAGTTTGATACTTATCAAATAATAGATAAATTTGTTTATGATTCGTTTACGATGCTTCTTAGTCCTAATGAATATGCTCAAACAGGGTTGATTTTTGAAATAGCAACTAATAACGGGAATCCTAATGAATGCTATTGCAAAGCCATCTTCGTAGACTTAGAAAAAGAAAAAGAGGTATACATAGGAGAATTTAATTGGAGTGTGCATGGTGAATATACTACTGTAGAAATATACGAAAAAGATAGAGAATACGAGGAAGCTTATGCAAACTGGGCGGGTAATATATATGCAATAATGTCTTATATAATGACAACTGAAAGAAAAAGAGTGGAAAAGCAAAGACCCATACAAAAGGTAAGCTCGAAAAAGAAATATAAAAATAAAAGTGAAAATAAGAGCATCTATCTTCTTTCGGAAATTGTGGATTATGTAAATGATAATGGCTTGCTGATAAAACCAAGTGGAAATCACAAAATAACTTGTCCTTGTTGGAGCGTAAGAGGACATTACAGAACGTACAAGAGCGGTAAGAAAGTATTTGTAAAGTCTTTCGAGAAAGGGAAAGAACGTGGAAAAGTAGCACCAAAACAGCATGTTTATACGATTTGAGAGGAGTGGCAACTATGCCAGACAAGCTTACACCAGAAATAACCCCACAGCTCGCTATATCAGCATTCGCAGTGCTGCATCAATATTGCAGCTCAATCAGTCCACATGACTGCATCAGATGCACATTTTACGAACATTGCCCGGAGTGTTTCATGGGGTGTCCGGGAGATCAGGGCGAGACAATCAGAAAATTACAAAGCAATGAATAAAATCAGAGAGTCGGTATTTACCGGCTCTTTTTTAGTGTAAAATTCCTCAAACATGTACCACAACTTTTCTGCTGACCTGTGATAGAATATACTCAGAAGTGTTACTATGGGGTTTTATAGCTAGTTGGAGGTGGTAATATGGCGAACTTAAAAGCAGCTACAAGAAAACTTCAAAAAGCTATATTGTCCACCGGACTAATCATAAAAATTGGAACATCACAATTCTATAGTCATGAACAGGAACGATTAATTACAGTAACGATCATATCAACACCAGTGTTTAGACCAACAAAACGTGGCGAATGGAAAGATTGCGATTATGAAATATTACGAGCTGCATCCCAGTATGATGTGGTCATGTGCCTTAAAGAAATATGGGAGGCGGTCAGAAAATGAGGATAGACAGAGGTGATTAGATGGACTTAACGCCTAAACAGAAAGCGTTTGCAGATGAATATATCAAGAATGGCGGAAATGCATCTGATGCCGCGAGGAAAGCCGGATACGCACCTAAGAGCGCTGATGTAATAGGGCGCGAGAACTTACGGAAACCTACGATTTCTGCATATATAGCCGAAAAACAGTCTCTCATCGAAAAACAAAAAGGCACTGACATCATGTCACTGGCAGAAATTCAGCAACGCCGTTCTATGATCGCAAGAGGTGAGCTGACTGATTCATTCGGATTCGCCCCGGACTTCTCCGACCAGCTGAAATCTATGAATGATCTGGAAAAGGCATTAAAAATTAAACAAGAGCAGGAAGAAAAGAAAGCAGCAGAGGAAGCTGCTAGAAATGCGAAGCCGTACCACATGGACCTGTACAACATTCCTGATTGCTTTCACCGGGCTATTAGAGATATTCGAGATAAGGAACATCTGGAGTATGTATTTAAGGGCGGACGTGGCTCCACGAAATCAACCACTGTTGGAATGACAATTGTGGAGCTGATGAAAAACAACCATGATATTCATGCAGTTGTTTGCCGTAAGGTCGGGAACACCATTAAAGATTCTGTGTATAACAAAATCAAATGGGCTATTGGAAAGCAGGAATTTACAGAAGAATTCGATTCTAAGTTATCACCTATGGAGATTACGCTAAAAGCAACCGGACAAAAGATATACTTCCGTGGTGCTGATGACCCTGACAAAATTAAATCTATCAACCCTGAGTTCGGCTATATCGGCATTCTCTGGTTCGAGGAATTAGATCAGTTCGCAGGTACTGAGGAAATTCGTAAGATTGAGCAGTCTGCGATTCGTGGCGGCAACCTTGCATGGATATTTAAGAGCTTCAATCCGCCAAAAACAATGAATAACTGGGCTAATAAGTATGTTCTTGAACCGAAAGAGAACAGAATAGTTCATTCATCAACTTACTTGGACGTGCCAAAAGGATGGCTGGGGCAGCCATTTATTGACGAAGCAGAGCATCTGAAAGAAGTCAATCCAAACGCTTACGAACATGAATATATGGGAATTGCGAATGGAAACGGCGGTAATGTATTTGAATATTTGGAAATCAGAGATATTACAGATGAAGAAATCAGTCACATGGACAAAATATTTCAGGGGTGTGACTGGGGATTTTTCCCTGATCCGTATGCTTTTATTCGTTTGTATTACAATCATAACACTGAAAAGATATATCTCATTGATGAAATTTACGAAAATAAATGGAGTAATAGGAAATCAGCAGACGAGATTCTAAAAAGAAAATATGATGATTATACTATTACTTGCGATTCTGCGGAACCTAAATCAATCAATGATTATAGAGACTTTGGACTTCCAGCAAGGGGCGCAATAAAAGGGCCTGGAAGTGTGGAGTATTCTATGAAATGGCTTCAGACAAGGACTATCGTTATTGACCCCAAAAGAACGCCTAATGCTTACAAAGAGTTTTCAGAGTACGAATATGAAAGAGACAAAGATGGAAACGTTATAAGTGGATATCCTGACGAGAACAACCATTTAGTCGATGCCTGCAGATACGCAACAGAATCATTGTGGAGAAGAAGGGGTAACAATGCATAATGGGACTTATAACAACACTAAAAAGGTGGTTTAACATGATATTCAAAAAACAAGCCGAAGAGGACTTCAACATCCAGGCAGCAGAATTTCCAGAGATGGAATCACTGATTAACCGGTGCGCGAACATCTACAGAGGTATGCCGGAATGGTTAGATGATAAGAATAATATCAAGACGATTAATTTTGCTAAATCTGTCTGCTCAGAGACAGCTCGGCTCGCAACACTGGCGATCGGAATTCAGATTGACGGCTCTGCAAGGGCAGCATGGCTACAGGAGCAGATCGATAAAGTATATTTCCAGATTCGGCACTGGGTGGAATATGGCTGCGCTTACGGAACGGTGTTCATTAAGCCGAACGGCGAGAGCCTTGACGTATTCACTCCGGCAGATGTGATTATTGTTGATTACGATAATCAGGAAATCAAAGGGATTATATTTAAAGATTCGTATACAGTTGGACGAAAATACTACACACGGCTTGAATATCATAGATTTGCTGAGATTACAATAGATGGCGTAACAACTTATCCGTACTATGTTTCCAACAGAGCTTATGTATCAAAATCTCCTCAAAGCATCGGAAACAAGATTGACCTTAAACAGACCAAATGGGCTGAACTCATGGCAGACACGCCGCCGATTCTCAAGGCAAACGGTGAGAAACTGGACGGACCTCTGTACGGAGTACTGCGGACACCACAGGCGAATAACGTGGATATCAGTACACCACTTGGACTTCCAATATTCGCAGAAGCTATCGAAGAGCTGAAAGATCTCGACATTGCATATAGCCGTAATGCCGGAGAGATTTTCGATTCTCAGAAGATTGTCCTGGCAGATGATAGACTGCTGATGCCAAGCGGTGCACCTGTATCAGCTATGTCGCCACAGGGTATGGAGAACAGACGTAATGAGATGAACTTACCGCACTTTGTCAAGAATGTATTCGGACAGGTTGAGAAAGAGTTCTATCAGGAAATCAATCCGGTTCTCAACACAGATACCCGTATAAGCGGCATAAATGCCCTTTTAAGCCAGTTAGGGTACAAGATTGGATTCTCCAACGGGTACTTTGTTTTTAACGAATCTAGCGGCATTCAGACAGCTACAGGAGTAGAAGCAGAACAGCAGAGGACAGTGCAGTTCGTCAAGGATGTAAGGGATAAGTTGGAGTCTTGCCTAGATGAAGTTATTTACGCATTGAACGTTTACGCTGATCTGTACGGGCTTGCACCGGTTGGGGCTTATGAAGTAAATTACGACTTTGGCGATATCCTATATGTGCGTGAAAACGACCGTGCAAGATGGTGGCAGTATGTGACGACTGGAAAGGTTCCGGCATGGATGTACTTCGTGAAATTCGAGGGAATGACCGAGGAAGAAGCTAAGGCAATGGTTGAAGAAGCCCAGCCAGACGAACCAAAACTGTTTGGAGATGAGTAATTATGTTAAGCCCAGAATATTTACGCCGGATAACAGAGGGCAGTGAACAGATTGCGGAAGAACTGCATCAGTATATCATATCCGAGATCGTGTCTCGAATGATGGCAAGAATCGGCAGAGGTGAGGATTATATTCTGACCAATGCTGATGCATGGAGAATCAGAACACTACAGGAATCCGGTGAGTTGCTAGAGGATATTCTGGCAGAATTATCCAAATACACCAAACGCGAACAGCAAGAACTTCTTGAAGCGTTTGAAGATGCTGGAATCACTGCAATGAACTATGATGATAAAGTATACAAGGCGGCAGGATTAAGCCCTGTGCCGCTCGAACAGTCTCCAGCTATGATAAGGCTCATGGAACGGAATATGCTTGCGACCATGGGTGAGTGGAAGAACTTTACACGAACCACCGCAAGTGCCGCTCAGAGGCTCTATATTGAGCAATGCGACCTTGCCTATAATCATGTAATGACTGGGGCGGTTGGGTATACACAAGCCATCAAAGAGGCGGTTAATAACGTTGTGAGTGATGGTGTTACGGTCACATATCCATCCGGCAGGCGTGACACTATCGAAACAGCAGTCGCACGTTCTGTCAGAACTGGAGTGGCACAGGCTACAGGAGATATATCCCTAAAACGCATGGAAGAAATGGACTGGGATTTAGTTCTAGTCAGTGCCCACATGGGAGCCAGAACGGGCGATGGCGGCGAGAATCCGGGTAATCACTCATGGTGGCAAGGCAAGATATACTCTCGTTCTGGCAAGAGTAAGAAATTTCCACCGTTCTCATTGACCGGATATGGAACGGCAAGCGGACTATCAGGTGTAAACTGTCGACATAGCTTTGGAGCCAGTGACGGAGAATTTAATCCTTATGCGGAATTGTCAGCGCAGGATAAAGCCAACAAAGGTAAACAATACGAAAAAGAACAGCGGCAACGCACTTATGAGCGAAGAATCCGCAAGACGAAGCGTGAAGTTCTCGGAATGCAAGCGGCGGTTGATAACTGTAAGGACGAACAGACAAGATTTGTACTCCAACAAGACCTTGACCGGAAGTCTTATCTTTTGCAGAAACAAAATGCTGTATACAAAGATTACTGCAAAGACAATGATCTAAGAGAACTGCAAGACCGGCTCATGATAGCCAAGTGGAATCGTCAGAACGCCGCAAAAGCCAGAGGAGCGGCAAAACGATATAAGACAGCAAAGGGGATTGACTGATGGACAGATGGGAATATTATAATCCGAATCCTGCTGGGAATCGAGTCGGAGATTGTGCTGTCCGGGCAATATGCAAAGCAACCGGCTTTGATTGGGAAACGGTATTTACCGGACTGATGGTGCAGGCGTGCGCGCTGTCAGATATGCCGAGTGCAAATTATGTCTGGGGAGCGTATCTCTACAAGCATGGATACAGGCGCAAACTGATAGAACAGTCAGAACGATATATCTATACAGTCAACGACTTTTGCACAGACCATCCGACAGGCACGTACATTCTCTGCATAGATGGCCATGTGGTGACAGTACAAGATGGTAAATATTATGATACATGGAATAGCGGAAACGAAATACCGATTTATTATTGGGAAAAAAATGGATAAATATCCACTATTATGTTTTATTGTATTTCCACACAAAACCTTTGTGAGTTCGACGTTCACCACGACAGCAACGACTGATGCTATCTTTTCGACCGTTTACGTGGTCTGCGGCATCTTCTGCGCAACTCCACTCAGCGATAAAATGATTGTTTAAGTCATATTGATAAACAACTTTTGCTCTTGGACTGTTTCCTCTCTTATAATTTCCATGAGGAGGGACAGAAGCGGAGCGCAATCCTGTATTTATTGCATGAAAAGTGTTTTCTTGTTTCGTGACCCATTCAAGATTATCAACAGTATTGTTTTTCTTGTTCCCGTCAATATGATTCACTACTTCTTTTTGTTCCACGTTCGGAATAAATGCCTCTGCAACAAGGCGGTGAACGAGATAGTTCTTACGTTTGTAATTAACAACAAGTGTTACTCTATCGTAACCATCGTTTTCAAAAGGAGTCAAATACTTGCATCCTTTATTGTAATTTCTCCTTGCACTAATAATATTGCCAAGATTGCTTATTTTGTATAATCCTTCATAACCGACAACATCTTTCCAAATTTCTTGCATAAAAATAACACCTGTCCTTTCAGTGTGCGTGTCCTATTGATAAATGTACGGAAATCTCTAGGACATGAGACTTTCGGGAGCTACCCTATCCGTACACAAATATTATATCACAAATCAATGAAATATTAAAGAGGTATATCAATATGCATATTATTGAAGCAATACAAACAATTCTATCAATTTGTGGTGGCATTTCTATCATAGGAGGGGCAGCAGCTGTAATCCTTAAGTGGATTGCTCCGGCATTCCGACTCAACAAGCGAGTTGAGACACTGGAAGAACATGATAAGCGAGATTACGAGAGCCTTCAGAGGATTGCAGAGCGTGATTCATTGATTCTGGAAGTGTTGTCAACCATGTTAGACAGCCAGATCAGTGGGAATAATGTTGAGGAATTAAAAAAAACAAAACAGAAGCTTACAAATTATCTTGCGCAGAATCAACGTTAGCATTAATAAGGGGTATGCTCATGAAATTATATGTGTTCACAAAGAAAGATATAGACAGGTTCTTGATAGAGTGTAATTTCACACCAGACGAAGAAAGACTGTTCCGGTTGAGATGCCAGGAGCGCACTCTTGAATACTGCGCTGAACAGATGAACGTGAGTATATCCACGGCGAAACGATTAAGCCGGAGGGTGAACAATAAAATAATCAAAGTGTGCTAAAAGGAGAGGCAATTTGCCCCTCCTTCTTTTATACAAAATCTTCTTTTACAACTCTCTCGAGAAGATTGACTACATACTCTGGAGGATTGCGTTTACCACCCTCCCAGTTCTCAATACTCCTTTTAGGAATACCATATTTTTCAGAAAAAGCTTGCTGTGTAAGTCCAGATAACGTTCTGATTTTGTGAAAATCAAGAGGATCTGAAGAAACTTTTTTAGGAAACACATCCTCTTCCTTTACCTGATATGTGAAGAATCCCATCGAGGATGGAAAAATTCTAAAATAAAATTTTTCATCGTCATCTTCTTCTATCCAGGTTTGCTGTAAAAATATTTTCGGACACCATTCATCTAATGCAAACTTTTCATCTGAATCAGAGTAAACAACATAAGAACATAAATTTCCCGTATCTGATTTCATTCTCTTCATTTCGTTATAGATGAATCTAGTCCTGGCATATCTGACTATGCTATACGCTTGTTCTGTTCTGAGTTCTGGGAATAAAGCTTCGATTTGTTTATAAATCTTATTCCACAGACATGCATGGTGTTTACTATCTAATTCAACTGGTATGTCGATATAACCGCTGCTACGAACTGACAAAAATCGGTACACTACATCAATTATCTCCTGATTTCTAACCGGAGGAATTAATTCTGTATCATCTGGAAAATCAAATGGCAAAAGGTTTGATTTTTCCTGATTCTCGAGATCATGTTTTACCATGCTCAAGAACTCCTTATATCCGTATTCTTTCAGCATCTTATTTTACCTCCATCTTTTCTTTGTAATCATTCAGAGCTTCCTTGAATTTTCTTTCGCAAATATTGTTTTCACAATCAATATCACTATTTAACTCAACGTCTAATTCTCTTGGACTGTAAGCACGATAACGGTTTTCAATAAACCATTTTGCTTCTTTGATCTCATAAATAGTTTCCATGGCTTTTTTCATGCGCTCCGGCATTTTTTTTCTGCCTTTAGATTCATGAAAATTAATGCAACTGTTTCCATACTCGATCATCTTCTTACGGATATCCTCAGCCCAGGCAATCTGTTTTGGGCTGCCAACCAGTTCTGGTAATTCTTTACACATATCTTTTGCTTCCTTCCATGCTTTCTTGAGACCGGAGGAAATTGTCATTGCAGATTTCTTAACCAGCTCCCATGCTCTTTTCATTATTACTGATAAATTATATTTCTTCATGTCTTTTTCCTCCTTAGATTCCTTGTTCCTCTTTCTGATATTATAATACCACTCAACGGGTGATATGTCAACACTTTTTTGATACTTTTTTGAACTTCTTGGATTAATACTTATGTGTAAAAATATAATCAGAAAGGTGGTGTGTAAGATGGCATTATATAACAATCCTTATCAATATAGTTTTGGTGTTCCGGGACAGATGAATCAATTTCAGCAACAGCCTGTCCAGATGCCAGCTCAACCAGTGCAGCAACCCCAGCAAAATAATAATGGTATCCTGTGGGTCTCCGGTGAAGTAGGCGCAAAATCCTATCTGGTAGCACCTGGAACAAGTGTTTTACTGATGGATTCAGAGAGTGAAAAGTTCTACATAAAATCCACAGATGTTTCTGGTATGCCACAGCCGTTACGGACGTTTGAGTATCATGAAGTAGGCACTCAGATGCCGCCTAAACAGCCTGTTCAGAACATGGACAGTAAATACGTCACCAGACAGGAATACGACGATTTAAAGGGCAAATACGAAGCTATCATAAACCGATTAAATTCTTTTTCTGAGCCTGTTAGGGCTAATACCGCACAGGAATCAGCGACCAAGGGAGGAAACGCAGATGAGTAATCCATTATTTAACGCGCTTGGCGGTGGGATGCCGCAGGGAAATGGGCCAATGCAGATGATACAACAATTTATGCAGTTTAAACAGAATTTTAAGGGAGACCCGAAAGCAGAAGTTGAGAAGATGTTACAATCTGGGAAGATTTCCCAACAGCAGCTTAACCAGGTTCAGCAAATGGCAGGGCAATTCCAGCACATGCTGAAAGGAATGAAATAGTACATTACAATCTGGCCAGATTGATGTAAATATACAAAAAGGAGATTATAACTATGGATGGAAATTATAGTTTAGCAGATATTGCCGCTGCTACTGGAAACGGTAGAAATAATGACGGCATGTTTGGTGGAGATGGTAGCTGGTGGATTATTGTTTTATTCATTTTTGCTTTCTTCGGATGGGGAAACAACGGCTGGGGCAATAATGGAAACGGCGGCGGATATGTAGCCACAGCAGCTACTCAGGCAGACATTCAGAGAGGATTTGACAACTCCGCAGTGATCAGCAAGCTTGACGGAATCAATAGTGGTCTGTGTGATGGCTTCTATGCCATGAATAATGGTATGCTTACCGGATTCAATGGAATCAACACAAACATCATGCAGACTGGCTTCGGTATCCAGCAGGCTATTAATGCTGACACTGTAGCTAATATGCAGAATACCAATGCGCTCCAGGCACAGCTTGCAAACTGCTGCTGTGAAACAAGGGAAGCAATCCAGGGTGTAAACTACAATATGGCACAGAATACCTGTGCATTGCAGAACACCATGAACAGCAACACAAGAGATATTATCGACAGCCAGAATGCAGGGACAAGAGCGATTCTTGACTATCTCTGCAATGAAAAGATTTCTAACTTGCAGGCTGAAAACAATGACCTCAGACGTGCTGCATCTCAGGATCGCCAGAGTGCACTTCTCACAACTGCAATGGCTTCACAGACACAGCAGCTTATTAATGCGATTAATCCGGCACCGATTCCGGCATATCAGGTTCCTAACCCGAACACATATTACGGATGCGGATGCAACACCGGATGTAATTGTTAACAACTTCATATCGAGAGTATCTTTCGATTGATTTCGGATGTCGGCTTATGCCGTATTACACAGAGGGGCAGGCTGAGACCTGTCCTTTTGTGATATGAAAGGAGTATTTTTATGGCAGAATTCACAAATGTAGCTGCTCAGACTGTAGCAGCAAATGGAAACGTAGTATTTTCAAACACAGCAGTTAAAGGTTCTAACTGTATTCAGCACAGAGAGGGAAGCGGAATTATTACGCTGAGAGGACTGACTAATCAGTGCAAAGCGAGATTCTTCGTGGATTTTTCTGGCAATATCGCAATTCCAGCAGGCGGCACTGCCGGAGCTATTTCTCTGGCTATTGCAATCTCTGGCGAACCTGTATTATCTTCACAGATGATTTCCACACCGACAGCAGTAGACCAGTATAACAATGTGTCCTCTGGTATCTATATTGATGTACCACGCGGATGTTGCGTTAATATTGCAGTAGAGAATACCAGTGATCAGGCTATTTCTGTTGCAAATGCGAACATTGTTGTAACCAGAGAAGCATAGGAGGTGTGATTATGAGAGACATTAAAGACTTATGCGCAAGAATCGAAGATGAGCTTTCCAAAATCGCTGATAATGGACTGACCACCGGAAATCTGGAAATGACATACAAGTTGATTGACATGTACAAAGATATCAAGAATACGCAGTACTGGGATAAGAAAGTAGAGTATTACAACGCTGTCCTTGATGAAATGCGTAGTGGATACAATGACGATTACAGCGAGCGCGGAAGAAAACGCGACAGTATGGGGAGATACAGCTCAAATGACGGCAGAATGATGCCGGATTACGATCGGGGCAGTTCTTATGCCAGACGTGGGGAACATTACGTCAGAGGGCATTACAGCCGTTCTGATGGACGGGATGCTTATGACGATTACATGACGCAGAAGCAAAGCTATCGTTCCGGCAAGTCTGAAGACTGCAAGAGGAAGATGCTTGCCGCTCTGGAAGAACATCTGGACGAACTTACAACAGAAATGAGCGATATGTCCAAGGATGCAGAGTGCCGGGAAGAACGTGATCTTGTCAAGAGATACGTGGAAAAGCTCCGGGATATGCTCTAATTAGCTAAAACATGTACCACAACTTTTTGGATACTTTGTGGTAAAATATATTCATAGGGAAGATTCGGAAGATTCGTAAGTGGTTGACGCCACTTGACATAGACATTTTTTCATTGATTCCTCCTTTCTTGGGTACGTGTCCTTAACAGAAACAGGTTCGGGCGGAATCTGGAGGTTGAAAAGCGGATGCAATTTCCGACACGTATCATTACTGTCTATATGACTTGCTCGCTCGCATAGGCAGTACGCACCTCCTTGTAAAAGGTAAATGGGCGGACGGATGCCCGAAACAACTCGTGGCAGGCATGACACGTTAAACACCTTGCTAACCCGGGAATCCGGGTTATGTGGAATGTACGCTAGTGGAAAACTGACAGAGTCGCGCTCTGGTCTCCGGTTCGATTCCGGGCGTTCCGCTTTAATCCGCTTAGAGTTAAGCTGTTTGTATACAGGCGGTCTATGTCTCAGGTGGATTTACGCATGAGCGTAAACGTACAACTCACTAGGCGTTTGCGTAAAAAACTTTTTAGAGAGATGAGACCACGGGCCGTGAGAAGTGATAGTCGGCAATTCTAAAAGAACCATCTAGTTCATGTGTTTTACGATGGAAAGGTTAATGCTTATCTGGATATTTTCATCCGGTCCGAAAGCATGTGATGTGGGAATCAACCCAGTTTCTTTTCAGAGAACTGGCCGTTATAGGCGGTACGGAATGTAGCTCAGTGGTAGATCGCACTGTAAATGTGAGGTCGCAGGTTCGATTCCTGCCTTTCCGATTACCTTGCCAGTGGTCTAACTGGCTTAATCCATTTACCTGCGGCGGCAGGTCAATAAACACGACCAGGAGGATGTATATGCAGAAACTTATTGACACACTTAAATCATTTGGAATTGAAATCCCGGAGGACAAGCAGGCAGATGTGAAGAAAGCACTCTCTGAGCATTACAAGAATGCCAAAGAAGTAGCGAAAACCCTGTCAAAAGTTGAGGGAGAACGTGACGACTGGAAAGAACGCGCCGAGACAGCAGAAGAAACCTTGAAAGGGTTTGACGGTATCGACCCGGCAAATATCCAGACAGAGCTTGCCGGATGGAAGAAAAAAGCCGAGGATGCAGAGAAAGAATTCAATGCAAAAATCTACGACCGCGATTTTTCAGATGCGCTTAAAACAGCACTTGATGATGTTAAGTTTTCCAGTGAAGCTGCAAAGAAATCTGTTATGGCAGACATCAAGGAAGCAGGATTGAAGCTGAAAGACGGTAAAATCCTTGGACTGAATGATTTGATTGAGCAGATGAAGCAGTCTGACGCATCCGCTTTTGTAGATGAATCTCAGCAACAGGCTCAGCAGAATCAGGCAAGGTTTACTACTCATGTTGGACAGCAGCAGACACCGGGGAACATGACAAAGAAAGATATCGAAGCAATCAAAGACCCGTCCGAGAGACAGGCAGCAATTGCTCAGAATATCCAGTTATTCCAGTGATTTTTTACACCGACTATATGCCAGAGTATAGCCGCTAACCCAACGCCTTAATAGTTATGGGTAGAAAGGATTTTTTTATGCCAGCAAAAACAAATCTTATTATGACTAATGATATTCATGTCACAGCACGTGAGATTGATTTTGTTACCAGATTCGAAAGAAACTGGGAACACTTACGTGAAATCCTTGGTATCATGCGTCCTATCAAAAAACAGCCGGGTGCTGTACTGAAATCTAAGTACGCAGAGGGTACTTTACAGAGTGGACTTGTTGGTGAGGGTGAGGAAATCCCTTACAGCAAGTTTACTGTAAAAGAAAAGAACTATGCGGAAATGACTATCGAAAAGTACGCAAAGGCTGTATCTATCGAAGCAATCAAGGATCACGGTTATGAGAACGCTGTTCAGATGACTGATGACGAATTCCTTTTCCAGCTTCAGACTGATGTTACCGGCAGATTCTATGACTATCTGAAAACCGGTACGCTTACTTCCACAGAAACTACATTCCAGATGGCTCTGGCAATGGCTAAAGGCCGTGTTGAGAACAAATTCAAACAAATGCACAGAAACGTGACTGGCGTTGTTGGATTCGTGAACATTCTGGACGTATATGAATATCTCGGAGCAGCTGAGATCACCATTCAGAACCAGTTCGGATTCCAGTACATGAAGGACTTTATGGGATTTAATACAATCTTCTTACTGTCCGACAGCGAGATTCCAAGAGGGCAGGTTATCGCTACTCCTGTCGAGAACATCGTTCTGTACTATGTTGACCCGAACGAATCTGACTTCGCAAGAGCAGGTCTTGTATACACCGTATCTGGTGAGACAAACCTGATCGGATTCCATACGCAGGGCAACTACCACACAGCAGTGTCTGAGGCGTTCGCGGTTATGGGACTTACTCTTTTTGCGGAGTACATTGATGCAATTGCAGTAATTACCATTGATGAGACACCAGCACTTGGCACTCTGGTAGTAACATCTGCGGAAGGAACAGCAACTGGTGATACAAAAATCACTGTAAATCCGGCTAAGGAAAATGCCGGCAATGTGTATAAATACAAAGTTGCAGCAGAAGCAGTAGCTGTTGGATATGGACAGAATCTCAGAAACTGGAGTACTTGGGATGGAAAAGCCGATATCACAGCAGCAACCGGACAGAAGATCACAGTGGTTGAGTGTGATGGAACATACAAAGCACTGAATGCCGGAAGTGCAAGCGTGACAGCAAAATGATGATCGCAGGAGGTAACTGGCATGGCTTATGCAGATTATAAATTCTATACAGAATCATTCGGCAATGTCGTGCCAGAAACCGACTTTCCACGACTGGCAGAAAGAGCCAGTGATTTCGTGGACACAATGACATTTGACAGACTGGTGGATGGACTGCCGACAAATGAACGCTCACAGAAACGCATCAAAAAGGCGGTCTGTTCATTGGCTGAATTAATGTATCAGATTGAGCTTGCTGAAAAGAATGCAATCAGTCAAGCGTCTGCAAATGTAACCGACATAAATGTCGGGAACATCTCAACAGGCATCGTAACATCTGTATCTTCTGGCAGTGAATCCATCTCTTACGCCACACCACAGCAGATTGGGGCAAGTGCAAAGGAATGGAGTGCGGTGTATGCCGCCGCCGGAGATGTGCAGAAAACGAACGACTTGCTTCTTAAGACAGCTTTGCCGCTTCTGATGGGAGTGAGGACGGATGATGGCATACCGATATTGTATGCGGGATTATAAAAGGAGGCAAAGATGGAAGCATTATTTACAAATGTAACTCTGATTCTGGCAGTAATCAGTGTTTTGGCGTTTTGCGTGTCTGTGATTACACAGGTGATTAAAAATGTTGGGTTCCTGTCGAAAATTCCGACAGATGCCTTGGTACTTGTACTGTCTATCGGAATTACTGTAGCCGCTTTTGTGGCGTATATGCAGTATATCCACGTGACAATATTGTGGTACATGATTTTAGCAGCTATCATGGCTGGGTTTATTGTGGCGTTTATTTCCATGTTCGGATGGGAGAAAATTACGGAATTGTGGAAGCGAACGTCCAAGGTTGACGTGGATAAGCTGAAAAATAAATGATTAAGGAGAGGATATCATGTACGAAAAAACAGTAACAGTTTTCAACTATTACGAAAGTGCCACAACTGGAGATGCGTACTGGTATCCTCATGTTTTATCCGGCGTTGACCTTATTACGGATAAAGGGGCAATCCTTAAGAAGTACGGGCCAGACGCAACAGATAACGCACAGTTACACATCCATTATACTGTCCAGAACGGCGATATAACCATTGCTGATAAAGACGGCAAGATTCTCCCATGGGTGCCAGTTAAAGAGTGGAAAAGGCAGATTAACAACGCTCTGGAAGACACTATCACATTCTCAGATGAATCGTTCTTCTGGGAGGGTGAGTGGACTGGTGGAACAGTCACTGAAAGTGATTACCGAAATGGATTCTATCAGTACATGAATGAGAATAAGGATAACGTGTTCAAGATTACCAGTGTAGGTGGTCCATATACACTGATTCCGCACTTTGAAATTCTAGGTAAATAATATGAGCAAAATTCATCATTTCAAAGGATTCTCCGTGGTTGACGGAGATATGAAAATCAAACTGAATATGGACAGATTCTCCAGACAGTATCAAGAAGCTCAGTACCTTCTTGATGGAATAATTATGGACAGTATGGTTCCGTTTATGCCGATGATTACTGGAGATTTTATTAACCGAACAAGAGTTAAAAGCACATCTTTACAAGGCAGTGGAAAAGTATGTGCGGCGGCGGCTCCTTATGGGCGTTTTCTGTATGAGGGAAAAGGAATGGTTGACGAGGCAACCGGAAGTCCCTACGCAAGACGTGGAGCAAAGAAAGTCCTCGTCAGTCAGTTCTCTGGTCAGACAGCCGCAAAGGAAAATCTTGAATACACCAGACAGGCTCACCCACGGGCACAGGCAAAATGGTTTGATGCCGCTAAACGGCAATACGGTGACACATGGATTCGCAAAGTAAAAGCACAGGCAGGAGGTGGCAGACATGGCAGATAAGCCAATTGGCAAAGATGCAACCGGATATGAGATTCTGACAGATGCCATGAAAGCACTTCTGAACCAGTATCCAGGGCTATACGAAAGTGAAACAATCAAATTTGAGGAACTTGGCAAGGAATCGGGAATTGCATTCTCAGCAGATAACGGAGCTTTGATCTATTCAGAAAAGGAAGATGTGTGCGGAGTAATGCATCAGGTGTGCCAGTACCCCTTTTATGTGGTATATCGCACAGCATCTGACAAAGAACGGCAGAAGTTATCTGTTCAGAAATTCCTGGATAATCTCGGTAAATGGATATGTCGAGAACCAGTTATCATAAATGGCTCTGAGACGCGTTTAAATACGTTTCCTGAGCTTTCACAGGGACGAGTGATAAAACGCATCACCCGCGACAACTCTTATGGTTTAGAGCCACAGGAGAGCGGCGTACAGGATTGGTTATTGCCATTGTCAGTGCGCTATGAAAACACATATGAAGTAATATAACGAGTAACAACCGGCTATCAATTAGAGATAGCCGCTAACCTACACAGCCTTTTAAAAGTTACAGGCAGAAAGGACATTTCTATGGCAGTTACAGGCAAGATTGACCGTAAATATATGGCTCATTACATTGATGCAGGCTCTCTCTGTGGGGGACTGACACCGAAATATGAGCGTCTTGGAAAAGATCTGGAAGAGTACAATGTCGAACTCAATCCAGATACTGAAACATCTAAAAACATTCTCGGAGAATCCACATTCAAGCATAACGGCTACGAAGTTTCTTCTGACGCTGATCCGTTCTATGCAGACACTACTTCTGATCTGTTCACAGCATTACAGAAAATCGTAGATGGACGCCTCAAAGACGATAATCTCAAGACAAAAGCAGTTGAGGTCCATCTCTGGACAGAAGCTACAGCAGGCAAGTATGAAGCATATCAGCAGGACTGCTACGTTGTGCCGACAAGCTACGGCGGCGATACATCCGGCTATCAGATTCCATTTACCGTTAACTATGTCGGCGAACGTGTAAAAGGAAAGTTTGATATCAGTTCCGGTACATTCACAGCCGATAGCGAATAAACACATATACAAGGAGGGCACGCCAAATGGCAAAAATAATTAACACCAAAATTGATGATGGAATTTTTATATTCACATTCACTAACAATGAAGATGAAGTTTTTTCTTCTTTCAAACTGAATCCGACCGATATCAATGTAGCAGCACGTGCAGAGGAGCTGACAGAATACTTTGAGCAGCTTAAGGATTCTATCCAGAAAGTCACTTCCGGCAAAGAAATGGCTGAACTCAATAAACAGATTGAAGACAAAATCAACTATCTGCTCGGATACGAAGCATCTAAGGACCTGTTTAAGGAACCCATTACAGCAACCACCGTGTTCGGAAACGGTCAGGTATTCGCATATATCGTTCTGGATAAGATCGCAGAAGCAATCGCGCCGGAAATCGAAAAAAGAAAAAAGAAAATGCAGGCAGCAGTCAATAAGTACGTGGAGAAATATACAAAATGACCGCCTATGAGCTACCCACCTCACTGAACATAAGTGGGGTGGATTTTTCTATTAGAACCGATTTTCGAGCGATCATTGATATTCTCATAGCCATGAATGACCCAGAACTGGACGAGCAGGCGAAAGCAGTTGTTATGTTGCAGATTCTGTTTGAGGACTGGCAAAGCATACCGGCTGAGTGCCTGGACGAAGCTTGTCAGAAAGCATCGGAATTCATCGACTGTGGACAGTCGGACGATAATCCAAACCGCCCCAAGCCCCGATTAATGGACTGGGAACAGGACGGAGACATAATTGTGCCGGCTGTAAATAAGGTTGCCGGTAAAGAAATCAGAGCAGTACCTTATATGCACTGGTGGACGTTTTTCGGCTACTTCATGGAATCTGGTGAATGCCTATTCAATACAGTTGTTGAAATCCGCTCAAAGAAAGTTCACGGAGAACGCCTGGATAAATGGGAAAAGAAATTCTATCAGGAAAATAAGAACATTATTGATATAAAAACACGTCTCAGCGACGAGGAGCAAGCGTACAAAGATGCGCTGAATGAGATGTTGAACCTCAAATAGTTAGGAGGTGGACACATGGCTGCTGATGGCTCAGTCATTATTGATACCAGAATGGACACGTCTGGTGTACAGAACGGCGTGTCAGCAATCAAACAGTCATTTAACGGCCTTGGGAGTGCTGTAAAAAAAATCGGTCTGCTGATTGGTGGGGCGTTTGCAGTTGGCAAGTTAGTGCAGTTCGGAAAAGAGTGCGTGGAGCTTGGCTCTGATCTGACAGAAGTACAGAACGTGGTCGATGTTACATTTACCACCATGTCGGATAAAGTCAATGAATTTGCAAAGAATGCCATGACTTCTGCTGGCCTATCTGAAACTATGGCAAAAAGGTATGTCGGCACGTTCGGCGCAATGTCCAAGTCGTTCGGATTCTCCGAAGCGCAGGCTTATGATATGTCAACGGCTTTGACGCAGCTGACTGGTGACGTGGCATCATTCTATAACATCAGTCAGGACTTGGCTTATATCAAGCTGAAATCAGTGTTTACGGGCGAAACGGAAACGCTGAAAGATTTGGGCGTGGTCCTTACGCAAAGCGCACTTGATCAATATGCACTTGCCAATGGCTACGGAAAAACCACATCTGAAATGACAGAACAGGAAAAAGTGGCTCTCCGTCTGGCTTTTGTGCAGAAGCAGCTATCTGCCGCATCTGGAGACTTCATCCGTACTTCTGACAGCTGGGCAAACCAGGTCAGAGTTATGCAGTTACAGTTACAGTCTCTCAAGGCAACAGTTGGGCAGGGATTGATTAATATTTTTACGCCTATACTGAAAGTAATTAATATCTTGCTCGGTAAGCTGGCAACTCTGGCAAATGCCTTCAAAAGTTTTACAGAACTAATAACCGGCAAGAAATCCTCCGGTCAGACAAGCGGAAGTGGAGCAGGCCTCACAGGCGATGCAAGTGGCGTGCAAGATACGGCAGATGCTTACGGACAGGCAGCAGACAATGCCGGCAAGTTAGCAGATTCTACAGAAGATGTAGCCGATGCAACAAAAGATGCGGCAAAAGCGGCGAAAGGATATCTTAGCCCACTTGATGAGATTAATCGGTATTCTACACAGGATATATCATCAACAGCAAGTAAAACTCCGTCGACATCCGGTAGCGGCAGTGGCGGTGTCGGAACATCTCTTCCGAGCGCAGTCAGCAACGTAGATTACGGAAAGGTAGCTGAGGGCGAAACCGCTCTGGATAAGATGAGCAAATCAGCCGAAAAACTTGCAAAGCTCCTTAAAAAGCTCTGGAAACCATTCCAGGACGCCTGGAAGAAAGAGGGCAAGAACACCATTGACGCGGCAAACATTGCTTTGTCGGGAATCGCAAAGCTCGCTAAAAGTGTAGGTAAAAGCTTGGTTGAAGTTTGGACAAATGGCACAGGCACAACGATGCTCACAACCATGCTGAGGATTGCTCAGAACGTACTTAAGACTATCGGTAACATTGCATCCGGTTTCGCAGATGCTTGGAATAAGAACAATGTCGGAACACAGATTATACAGAATATTGCAGATGCTCTTGTGGTAGTTATGCAGTTTGTTGAAAAGATTGCAGAGGATACAGCGACATGGGCGGCAAATCTGGACTTCTATCCATTACTGGAATCTATCAGTAATCTGACAGCGACTTTTGCTCCAATTCTGGAATCCATTGGAAATGTACTTGAATGGATTTACAAAAATATTGTTCTTCCGATGCTAACATGGATTATTGAGGTAGGGCTTCCTGCAGTAATTAACCTAGTGTCAAAAGTAGCTACGTTTCTCGCCGATCATCAATCAATCGTTGAAGCATTCGGTGCAGCTCTGATTGGGGCGTTCGCGGCAGCAAAGATTGCAGGATTGGCATCGATAATCATTAAAAACGTGTCTGGAATCGCTATGGCCGCAAAGGGGCTTATCGCACTAATGACTGGTACGGGTGGCATCATGGGTGGTATCAAAGCTATTGCAACAGCTATCGGACCAGGTGGAGTCTTTGTCCTTGCAGTCGGCGCATGTATTGCGATTGGCGTTTTGCTGTACAAAAACTGGGACAAAATCAAAGAAATGGCTGGAAAGGTATGGGATTGGATTTCTAATAAAACGAGACGTTTTGTTGAGGATATTGGAAATAAACTCAGAGGTCTAGCTACCAAAATGACGACCATTTGGGGTAACATAAAGGCCAGCGCACATCAGAAATGGAATGCTATATGGTCTACCGTTAGTGGTTTTGCTGAAAGAATCAAGAACGCTATTGTTGATAAATTCACATCCGCTAAAAACACTGTAGTCAATGTATTTGATGGAATGAGAGATGCCATTAGGTCTGTTCTGAACAATATCATAAGTGTTGTAAACGGTGCCATCAGTAAAGTGAATGGGGCTATTAGCGCAGTTGAATCGGCATTCTCATTCGGGCCATGGAAAGTGCCAACGCCATTCGGCTCAAAAACTATCGGGTTCAGAGCTACTTTTCCGCGAGTTTCAACAGTCCCGTATCTGGCAAAAGGTGCAGTTATCCCACCAAGAAGCGAGTTCCTTGCGGTTCTGGGCGATCAGAAGCAAGGCAACAACATCGAGACGCCGGAAGCTCTGCTCAGAAAGATCGTCCGGGAAGAAACAGCAGGACGGCAGACCGGCGGCGGAAGTTACCGATTTACGGCGCAGATCAATCGCAGAACCCTGTTTGACGAGATGATGAAAGAAGCACAGATGAGACGAGATACAAGCGGTAGAAACCCGTTTGAGATGGCATAGAAAGGAGGGCGTTATGGAAAAGTACAAAATCAACGGAACAGTCATTTGGCAACCGGACAAAGACCTTGCGCTCTCCTTTGCCACGACTTACACGGAATCCAGTCAGAGGACGCAATATGGTGTAGGATACTTTACGCCGATGTTTACAGTTGAACAGTATACATATAAAGCCAGCGACATCCCGATGACAGAAGCAACTAAAATTTTGCAGATGGTAGCGAAAGGATATAAATTTACGCTACATTATTTCTCGCCATATTACGGGGCTTGGCGTGATGCACCGTTCTATGTGGGGCAGACACAAAACATAGCTATCGGGGAACTGTCGGATGATAGAAAAATACTATCATCACTAGAGTTTAATATGACGGGGGTGAATCCACTGTGATTAACATAAGTAACGCATTTAGAGAAAAGCTTGAAGCTGGTGAGCCAGTCAGAATGGTAGTGGATATCACCTTTCCTGACGGAACAAAAAAGACTATTGATAGTGATATCATGAACGGCGACAACGGGTTTTCCGATTGCGCGGAAAGCAGCAGTTTTCCGGTCGGCGCTACTGTCTGTAAAACACTGACGCTGAGTATTAATAATGATCAGGAGCAGTGGAAGAACTACAACTTCTATGGAGCTAAGATCCACGCTTATCTGAAGCTCCAGACGTCACATGCGGCGCCGGAGTCTGTAAGTACGCTGTTGGATGAAAGCTACAACCCGATCCTGGACAGCACTGGAGATCCTATCGTTGCGACACAGGCTGCCACGAAAGATATCATTGAAACTATCGACAAGGGAGTCTATACAGTCACTACGCCGGAGCAGTACTCGGATATCATCAATGTTACGGCACTGGATGATATGTACAAGGCGAATAAGGTATATACCAGCGGATTGAAATTACCACAGTCGCTCATCAACCTTGTCAGAGATGCTTGCAAGACTGTCGGCATAGGTATGAATCTAACTATGGACCATGGCGATATTATAATAAGAAGTATTCCGGACAGTATGACGTTTCGTCAGTTGTTCGGGTATGCGGCTATGGTTGAGTCTGCGAACGCCCGAATTGATTATTTCGGGAATCTACAGTTTGTGAAATGGGATTTTGAAAAAATGGAATCTGACAATGCTGCGACCGTGGACGCAGATGGGTTTATTCATTTCGGCGATGCTAGTCCGTCTATTGATACCAACGGCTTTGCTTCTCTGCCAGGATGGACTATTAATGCAGAGGGGTTCCTGGCTCTCACATCCGGCCCAGGTAGTGACGTTCAGAGACTGATGGCTTACGCGAACCCACCTGCACTTTCCAGTGATGATATTGTTATTACCGGGATTCGATTGAAAAACGGAGAAACGGACAACAATACTGACACAGATTATTCTGGCATGTACGGAGAAGAGGGATATGTCCTCGAGCTTGAGAACGAGCTGATTGATACCGATCAGCTTCAGACAGTAGCGAATATCATCGGAGAACAGATTGTAGGGGCACGATTCCGGAATCTTGAGGGTGATCTGGTGTACAACCCGCTCGTCGAGTTTGGCGACATGGTGTACACTTACGACCGATTAGGGAACAAGTATCTTACTCCTCTGACAGACGTTTCCGGAAATGTAGGCGGTCTGACTACAGTTAAGACACAGGCCGATGATCCGATCAGGGGAAGCAGCGACTTTTACGGAAACAGCACAAAGGCTATAGTTGCGGCACGTCAGATGGTGCAAAAAGAAACATCCGCAAGAGAAGAGGCTATACGGAGATTAGCTGAAACACTCAATTCCTCGAGCGGTCTGTATATGACACAGGAGCCGCAGCAGGACGGTAGTATCATATACTATATGCACAACAAAGCAACCATGGCAGAATCCAACATAATCTGGAAACTGACAGCGGAAGCGTTTGCAGTGTCAGTTGACGGTGGAAAGACGTATCCTTACGGTTTTGCGGTGACTGGTGAATTAATAACCAGACTGCTCTATGCAGAGGGCATCAATGCCGATTATATTAACGCAGGAACGCTCATCGTAAGAGACAAAAGTGGAAATGCGATATTTGAAGCAGACATGGATACCGGATCAGTTACCCTTGACGGAAGTTATGTGACGATCGGCGGTAAACCACTTAATGAAAAGATTGAAGATGTTGAGAACATGGCAGCTCTGGCTAGAAACATGACCATGCAGCTCGACAACGACTATCAGGGAATCCCGGTTGATAGCGACGGCAACTATACGGAGTTCCCGGAGTGCACCACAACAGCGACCGTCATGTACGGCACACAGGATATCACGGATAACTGTACGTATACGATTACGACATCCCGGAATATACAGGGAAGTTGGGACAAGGAAAACAAAACCTACATTGTCACCGGCTTGACCGCAGACAGCGGATGGGTGAATATCAAAGCCACATATCTGAATAACCTTGTCGTATCGAAACAGTTTTCGCTTGCGAAACAGTACGCCGGCAAAGACGGAGCGAACGGCATCCCGGGAAAAGACGGTAAAGACGGAAAGACACAGTACACGCACCTTGCTTATGCCAACAGTGCGGATGGAACGAAAGACTTTTCGGTATCTGACGGAAATCGTGAGTATATCGGCATGTACGTGGATTTCGTGGAAGCTGACAGCACTGACCCGGCGAAATACACATGGTCACTGATTAAGGGAGCGGATGGTGCACAGGGTGTACCGGGAACACCAGGAACGGACGGAAAGACACCGTACTTCCACATCGCATATGCAAATAGCGCTGATGGTAGAACAGGTTTTTCCGTAGATGATAGCGTCAATAAGCTGTATATCGGGCAGTATACCGATTACACACCGGATGATAGCACAGACCCAACAAAGTATAGTTGGACAAAAATTAAAGGCGAGCAGGGAAATGCCGGAAGGACTTACTTCTTCCAGAGTAATGCAGATGTGTTACTGATGGGGGCAGATAAGAGAATAACACCGGCGCCGCTCATTGTGGATTCTTTCTACAGGGATGGAAACGGCGAGATTGCACAGTCACAAAAAGGTTGGTGGAAACTTGAAAAATCCACCGACAACGGCGCTACATGGTCAGCGCTCACGGTATCGCAGACTGCGGCACTTGACCGGTTGAGTATTAACGTCAATAACCTGTCGCTCAAGGCTCACAATATGCTCAAGGTTTCGCTGTATTTTGACCAGGCAAAAACGAAGCTTGCGGACTATCAGACGTTTTCCGTGGCGGTTGATGTGGCATCACTGACACAGGAACAGATAGTTGATATCCTATCAGACGGCGGAAAGTTCAAGGGTCTGTATTATGGCAAGGATGAGAGTGGAAACACGACACTGTATATATCTTTCAATGCCATGAAAGGTGGTGTTATCAGTCTTGGCGGCATGAATAACGGAAACGGTCAGCTGAAGATTTACGATGCTGACGGAAATCAGATATCGAGATTAGGATATACCGGATATGTCGTACTTAACAAGAACACCGGAAACCCGATGGTATCTCTTAACACTGCCGGATTGCGATTGTATACGGACTACACAGATGCAGACAACTACAATGCGCTGATGCTTGGAAAATATGGACTGTATGCACAGAAAGTCCAAAATAAAGTGCTTGAACTCTGGATGGAAGGTGATACGAGCAAAAAATGGGAAGGCTATATTGTTCGCTATCTGAACAACAAAGTTCGAATAAATACGAACTCACTTTTTACGGACGGATGCGAACTTGGAGCAAACATTTTGACAAAAGGAAGTCTCACTGTTGAGAGGGCCGCTGGATTGAAAGGCGGCGCTTATGTACAGGGAAGTTTCTCTTTCGAGGACTCGGAGCAAACCGATGAAAGAAGCCCTGTCAGAAGAAGACCTATAGCTACACTGGGAACTGTTGGAAAAAAGGTGGCGTTTATCGGATGCGGTCAAACACAGACTGGAGGCACCGACATTGGAGCTAGCTATAAAAACTATATCGAAGTTAGAGGACAGTTTACTGGTGCTAAAAATTTTGTAACAAGTAAATTCTATTCCGGTTCAGCCCCGTCAGACATCCGCCTAAAAGAAAACATCGAAAACAGTGAAACAGACGCCCTCGAAACGGTCAATCGCATGAAAGTCCGTCAATTCGACTGGAAAGAGCGGATGGGCGGATGGCATCAGGATATCGGTTTCGTGGCGGACGAGCTGGAAGAAATCGACCCGAACTTGGCACTGGGCGGCGGATATGACGAAAACGGCGAGATGGACATTAAGCAGATTAACAGTCCGTACTTGCTGAACTACGCAATCAAAGCGATACAGGAACTTAATGCAAAGGTTGACGAGCAAGAGAAACGTATCAAGGAATTAGAAAGGAGATTACAGTAATGGGTAAATTTAACGAGTACACACAGAAAGCGACACCGGCGGACAACGACACACTGATGATTTACGACGCAACGTCGAAGGCAAACAAGCTTTCGCCATTCAGCGGAATCTGGAACTGGATTGTCGGTAAATTGACCAATGCGGTCATCAGCAACTTGCAGACATCGAACAAAAGTGTTATCGGGGCGCTTAATGAATTAAATAGTAAGGCAGTGACAGGTAAAATTCCGCAGTTCTACAGCAATATTGATAAAATAAATGGTGCCTCAATTATAGTTGCAACAGCACGAAGTGACGGCACTCTTCCTAAAAAAATAGGAGGAAACAGGTACATGATAATTACAGATGCTAGTTTTAGCGAAAGTGGACTGACATATGCAGTTCAATTTGCTATCGGCTTCGGATCATCTACTATCGCAATTAGGAATTGCAATTATACAGCTGCTGGAAACGGAAAGTATAGCGAATGGAGATATATTTAATTTCATAATCACTTTACGATTCCAAATTAAATAGTAACCCTCTGAGCATATTAACTAGAAGTGCCATTTTGCTTGAACAGGCGTTTGATTATAATGAATTAAAAACCACTGGAGCGTATTATTTAACAGGTTCCGACCCCGCTTTAGCAAAAAACAGACCAGCTGATTGTACAAATTGCTATATACTGGTTTTTGCATTCATACCAACTAGAGTTTGCCAAATAATACTGCCAGGTAATGATGATCGTGCATGGATAAGGTCAACAGTGACTGATAGTAGTGAGTGGCGATCATGGGTAGCAATTTTTTAATTCGTAAAAATTCCCACTTCCCATTTAGTTCATTAAAAATTTCATAAAAAGCTACCAATGGAGTGTGCGTTCTCCACGCAGAAACGTGGATTAAAATGTGAAAGGAGTTGACAGAATTGGAGATTAAAGGAATTGACGTATCATCCAATCAAGGAAAACCGGACTGGTCGAAAGTGGCCAAATCCGGCATTAAATTCGCAATCTTGAGAGTACACCAGAAAACCGGTATTGATGGCTCGTTCGAGTATAACTACAAGGGATGCAAGAGCAACGGAATCCTTATCGGCGGGTACAAGTATTCATATGCCCTGACGCCGGCACAGGCTATTGACGAAGCAGAGGATGTGATTGCCGCGCTCAACGGACGCGGACTGGACTTTCCAGTGTTCTATGACCTTGAGTGGACTAATCAGCGGAAACTCGGCAAGCAGGCTATTGAGAACATTGCAGTTTCATTCTTGACCAGAATGAAAAAAGCAGGATATAAGGTTGGCATCTATTGCAATTATGACTGGTACAAGAATTACTTGACAGACGCTTTGAAGCAGTACGACTGTTGGATTGCGAATTATCCCAAAAAAGAGCTGGATAACGGAACATTACAGGAAAGGCTGAGAGTTCCGGTCGGTGTAGGCTGGCAGTATTCAGAACATGGAAAAGTATCCGGAATCAGCGGAAATGTTGATATGGACGTGTTCTACAAGGACTATAGAGGAACGACACAGAAAGGAGAAACAAAAATGAGCAAAACAAAATTACAAAAATTCACAGAACTTGGTGATTATTACGCATCAAACGGCGGATACCTGGAAAAGAAAAGTAATGCTTATCTGGATGATTTTAAGAAAAATGCTGGATACAACAACTACACCAGATTTGCTCGTGATGTAAATTCCTGGGGACAGCCGGGCTGCCAGGCTCAGCCATGGTGTGCAGAGTATCAGTTCTGGAAACTGGTTAATGTTCTGGGAATCACAAGAGCATTGCAGATTATGGGCGGTGGATTCTATAACTGCAAGAGCATCACCAATCACGCCAAGAGCAATGGAACATGGCATAAATCACCAAAAGTAGGTGCGTTGATTATATTCCGTAACGGTTCCCATGTTGGTTCTGTTCGCAGCTTCAATGGTAGTGTCGTATATACCAACGAGGGGAACACTTCCAGTGCTGCCGGCGTGGTAGCAAATGGCGGAGCTGTACGCAACAAATCCTACACTATCAACGATTCTGCAATTGACGGATATGTTTGGATTGACTGGGGAAACGAGGGGCAGACTGCGGCTTGGAAAGCGACTGGCACAGCCACTTCCGCAACAGACGATTTGTATGTCCGCGAAAGCCCGAACGGATATGTTCTCGGAAAAATCAACAAAGGAAACCGTGTTGAGATCAACGGAGAAAAGTCCGGCGCGTGGACTAGAATCAAGGTAGCCGGAATTGGAATCGGTTGGGCCGCTACCAAGTACCTTGCTGTTGACGGAGTAAAAAACACGGCCGCAACTGCGACAGTAATCGCCAAAAAGCAAGACAAAAATCAGAGGTTGTACACTGGACAGGTCACAGCTTCTAGCCTTAATGTCCGCACATGGGCCGGAGCAGAATATCCGAACATTAAAAAGTATCCGACATTAAGCAAAGGGAACAAGGTTGATGTTATGAATTTCACTCAAAAGGCAAGTGACGGTAGTTCCTGGTACTACATCCGCATTGCCGGAAAGTATTTTGGATTTGTTTCCGCAAAATACATCAAAAAAGTGTAAGAATTAAGCCTCTTGGAATTAATCTTTGGGGCTTTTGCACCAAATAATGTTCTGATTGATTTTTCCTTCAAAACAGGTTATACTATCAATAGTCACGCAGGGATTGAACTTATGATGTATAACACCCTGTGTGGCTAGCACAAGTTGAGAGTGCAGACTAATTCCGACGTGCATGAACGGAAGAGCTGTATGTTCCTGATAGGAGCTGTTAGCAGCGGTACGAGCGGACAGTCAAAGAAAGAGTTGGGCATAAAAACCCGACTCTTTTTTTTACGTCAAATTGCGATGTTTTAATTAGATATAGATTTGCACGGTTAGTCACAAATTAGTCACAAACAAAGTCTGAAATACCGCATAAACAAAGGATTCTTGAAGATTTTCATTAAAATTAGATTAAAGAAAATGTTTTTGCGGAATCCCTTGTAAAATGCGGGAAAGCCAGTAAAATCAATACTTTACAGGCTTTTGTTAGAGTAATTAAGACAGTTTAAAAAAGATAAAAATAGGAACGGTTAGTCACAGTTAGTCACAAACGGAACTTTTATTTTCTCTATTTCTTCCCGGAGTTCTTTCAGGGTTCTATGACCGTACACAGCGTTCGTAACATCGTTCCCGAACGAATGACCCAGCATCCTCTTCCGGTCGTTCTCCCGGACGCCGTATTTTTCGCACAGGGTAGAAAAGGTGTGCCGGCAATCGTGCGGCGTGTGCTTCGGGTTGCCGATTATCCCTAATCGTTCTAGTGTAGGGTAGAACAGGGCGTTTCGGTGTTGCGTCTGGGAATAGATACAGAGCTTGCCGTTTTGCGTCAGGACTTTGTTCTTCGCAAACTCGTATATGGCCGAGTGGATTGGAACAATTCTGTCTTTTCCGGCTGCGGTCTTAATGCCGCCTTGAAAGTATTTTTCTTCGAGATTAGTCGTAAGCTTCAGAACTTCGCCGATTCTCCAGCCGGAGTAGCACATGATCAGAATGAGCTGTACTTCTGGATCGTCGGCGTTCTGCCAGAGGACCCGAAGCTCCAAATCAGAAAACGGTGTCCCGTGCTCGACGTCATCTTTTGTTTTGACAGAAACATACAGCGCCTTGTTTTCCGTGACTATCTCTGAGTAGATTGCGAATTTATACATCTGCTTAAAAAGCATCAGAATCGTGTTTAAACTCTGCGTTTTGAGCGGGCAGTCATCAATAACCTTTTGCAGGTCCGGTGCTTTCAAGTCTTCAAATGCACGATTATGCAAAGGCTTGCTGTTAAGATACCCGCAGTGATATGCGTTCTTTGAAGACTTCGACAGATTAGTGTCTTCCGGAAACTTCCATGATATGAATTTTTCATATACTTCTGAGAACGTCAATTTGTGCGTTTCCGGGTGCTTTTCCTCTGTGCCCTTAAATGTATTGTAGTCCGACAAAATACGGCTTATAAGGGCATCTGCGTCCGTTGTGGGGGCAATCTCAAGTTCTTTTTCCATACCCGGCTTGTACGTCCCGGCTTTGTATGCTGTGAGAACAGCGAATCCTTTCAGATAGTCGTCAACGTAGCAGATCGCAGGCGGACGAACTGCTTTTCCTGTTGCGTCCAGCGTTGCCGGTGGGTGCACTGCATAGCAGTTTCTTCGACCCTTGCCGAGATAGCGGATAGACCCGAAGCTATTCGGCAATTTTGGGTACTTCTTTCTTTTTGCCATGATTTTCCTCCTTGTATAAAAACAGCCCCTGCCGTTAAGCAGGAGCTAGTCTGGTTTACTCAATCTCGTCAATGTCAAAAGAATATCCAAGGACTTCTCCAACATCTGTGCATTTTCCTTTTAATGTTACTTTATCGCCTTTGGTAAGAGATGCTACCTTTGATTTTTGCTCGTCATTTTTGATATTACACTGTACGCCAATGATTTCAAAGTCGCCGTCGGCTGTGAGACTGATGTATTTTCCGGAAGCGTCAATGTTACTGAGATTTCCGGTGATTTCGAGATATTTGCCTTTGTATTTATCAGATGCGCCCATTGCATTACTATCAAGATCGGACATCATATCGTTAACGGAAACGGCAGTGTACTCGATCGGAGCAGCTTCTTCTTTTGATTTAGCAGCAGTTTCTTTCTTTTCTGAAGAAGTAGCGGTTGCTGCGCTTTTATCTGATTCTGAATCACTTTCGCCAGCTACAGCTCCGATGATGGCTCCGACAAGGATTATCAGCACAACCCATTTGAACTTTCCACCTTTTAATTTCTTCCGGCACTGCGGGCAGACTTTAGCATCTGCCGGAATCTCTGTTTTACAATATTTGCATTTCTTTGTTTTCTCTTCGCTCATGCTTTATTTCCCTCCAATGACGTAGTTTTCATATTTTTCTCTTATTTTCGCAAGTTCTCTTTGCCTGATCGGGACGATCGCGCCAGATACCATCGTAAAAAAATAGCTTACTTCGCTTACCTCGTCCATATTAACTATATAGCTCTGGTGGCAGCGCAAAAATCTTCCGTCAAGACTCTTTTCGATATCGTTGAGCTTTCCTCGTTCCTTGTGTGATATTCCGCACGTGCAATGGATCATTATGTATTTGTTCTGGCTTTCGATGTATTCAATATGCCGGAATTCAGCTCTGTGAAAGTAGTCCTTGTTCTTGATAGTAAGCGTTTTTTCACGGATATTTTCAAGAGTTTGCTCAACAACTGAATACATTCTTCCATGCTCAGATCCTTTAATGATATAATGAACCGGTAGCACATCAAGTGCATCAAATACATATTCTTTGCGTTCTGTCCAAAAAGTGATATTTCCATAGTATCCGATTTTTCTTAATTTTTTGGCAATCTCTATGCCATTTTCTCCGTTAATGGAGACATCAAGAATTATTATGTCATACCATTCACCATCTGAAACATCGTCAATCAAAGGCTTTCCGCTGGTGTAGGTAGTTAATGTATATCCACCATCACCATGCTCTTTTAAATATCGGTCAATGCTACTTTTGAAAATCTCAATTCGTAAATTATCATCGTCACAAATCGCAATTTTCATTCAAATCATTCCCTTATGGGCGTTGTTTTCGCCATTTGCAAAAAAAAGTGTTTAAATATGTTATTTTTATTATAGCATCGTTAAATTTAGTTGTAAATAGACATTTTTAGGTGATTTGTAAAATGAAAATAATCAAAAATATACTAATTATAATAGGAGCTGTGCTTTTGCTTAATTACATTGTTTGTTTACCAATGTGCGTAGACGATTATATCCGCGAAGAGTCAGAAGTGTATTCTGTCCAAAATGCGTACAGATCTTCTACCCTACATAAGAATAGCGCCCATGAAATAAAGCAGACCATGCCGCCGTTTTTATTCGCCCTGCCACTAAACAGAAAAGACTATATCTTTGATGTTACGAATAATTTCTATGCAATCATAAACATATCGGTGTATATCTGGCAGTTTCCAAGGGCGAACATTAGTGGTATAATAGCAAAAAAAAGTGAACTAATGTTCGGTTCTATTTCCCACAAACCGGGCATATACTGTAATGTAGGTGGTAGTTGCGACAGGGAGGGTTATTTATGGATTATAAAAAGGAAATTATTGAGATGGTTGAAAAATGCACGAATAATCATTGGATAGAAGTGATTTATATATTTGTGAAAAGGCTAATCGGATAACATTAAAAAAGACAAGGGTTTGTGCATTGCCCTTGTCTTTCTTTTTACTTATTAGAAATCATGTCAATAAGTTTTTCTAAATTGTCCCATCCCTCATCATCCAATCTGGCTAATGCAGACACGAGACGGTGTCGGAAAGAATCTTCTCCAGATTTCATTACGTCTGCAAGCATGGCAGAAATTTGTTTGTCTTTAATTCCGGGTACAAACATATTTCCTTTTCCTGTTCTGAGCCATTCTTCACTCACTCCAAACTCTCTGCATATAGATTTGATAACAGCATCTGTTGGATTTCTTAAACCAGTTTCATAATTAGTAATGGTATTTCCCTTTACTCCAATTATGTCTCCAAATGCTGTCTGAGTGAGATTCTGGGATTTGCGCACTTGTTTGATTCTGTCTTTCACTTTTCCTCACCTCCAATGATAATATATCATAAAAAACTCACAAAGTCAATATTTAGTGTTGACATATAACTCACGTCGTGATATTATAAACTCACAAAGCAAGGAGGTGAAAACATGAAATACAGTCCGCTCGGCAGTAAAAAAATGATATCTCAAACTTTCAATGGTGATTGCTTGAAAACCACTTTTGAAAGAGAGAACGAATTGAAGTCCGAATATGAAATTTATGTAAACTGGATGAATCCGGATCAGTTAGCAGAAGTTTCATTTCAGTTGCCATTCCACGATTGGCAGACACTTGAAAAGTCTGAGGTTTGGAAAAATCTGGATGAATTTCTTTCGGAAGTTCAAATCGAATATATTCCGAAGTACCGCCAAGTCCAACCAATTGTAGCGGAAAAGGTTGTGTATAGAAGTCTGTTAGGTTCTTTAATTGCATTCTTTCGTGATAAATTGACTCGCCAATAGCACGCCCTTTTAAGCATGAATAATGGGTTCCGCTATACACATAAGAAATATTTACGATTGATATGGCAACTCTGGAATGATTGATGATTTCAAAATGAACAATCAGTTCATTATTATCTTTCAACTTGAAACCAATAGGAATAAACTCTATCTTTTTTCGAGATTGGAATAAGTTCCATGCAGTTCCAGCAGACCCTATTAACCCAAGCATAAAGGAAACATTTTCAAACGTAATGATTTCTTTAGCCGATTTTAAAATTGAAACAATTTGATTTATTTTAATCACCTCCCATATACAGGGAGTATATCACAAGAAAAGAGGTGAGTATATGTCTGAAAAAGAAAAAAGAATCATTGAAAAGCTGAAAGAAGCGATTCCTAATATGTCAGAGTTTGACAAGGGATACATTCTTGGTAAGACGGAAAGTTTTTCTGAGAATAAGCCAGATGATTCTGACCAGAAAGAAAGTAAGAAAGGAGCATGAAATGAGCGAAGTTGATACTTACATCAAAGAAAGCGCAGAAGTCCATCAATTTGCCGAAGAAGTCGCGAGAATCATTTCCGGCATTCCACAGATGCCAGAGTTCTCATCAGAGAGTATGAGCGTATCTGATGCGAGTCAACTGATCGGACTTCCTGTAACATCAATTAGAGCAGGAATTGTGTACGGATGGTTGCCGATCGGCGTAGCTGTGCAGAATAACAAGCCAGCAAAAAGCCTTTCCGGTGGCCGAATCACCTACATCATAAGCCCTAGGAAAGTCTATGAAGTGACCGGACACGTCTGGAAAGGCAAAGAGGCTCTCAATAAGTGAGTGCCCCGGAGGGAGCTAGCACCTCCACCCCGGAGCTTTGCACCCACTAAAGTACCTTAGTGGATAGATACATTATAGTTCTCTATCTGCTAATTGTAAAGACAAATAAGAAAAAATAAGGAGAAATTAGCACGATATGAGTGAAATTAAAAACGAAAATCAGCCAACATGGGCTGACATCGAAGTAGCACTTGCTACTGAAATTGTCGAAGAAAGTAAAAAAAAGTCAAAAAGATGGTTCACGGTATGGATTGTGACAGCCGCCGCACTTGTGGCGAGCAACCTTGCGTGGATCATAGGAGGTATCAGTGAATAACTTGAAAAATATCATCTGTGCCGCACTGATCGGGAGCTTTTCCACGTTCCTTCCGTTCTGGCAATGGGGCGGATCGGGCAGACAGCTTTTTGCGGCGGTGATGAATACAACAATCGTATATGGAATTCTCTGGGATATTGATACGCCAGAGAGAAAGGGGAATGGAAATGTTTGAGAAAGAAATCAAAGAGCTTTTTGAGTTAGCGTGGAGAGTAATGAATGAAACAGATTTTTACGTTTCGTTCCGTATCGGCGCACATGTTCATTTTTGTGACATTGATGTCATGAACTCAAAATGGGAGCCAGAAAAGAAACCGGACGCTAATTACACTATATATACTGACAGCGAACTGCTTAAAGAGGAATCAGCTGAGCAGTGCAACCTTGCAAAAGCACATCTTCTTAGACTCTTAATAGATAGGAGGTGTCCGTTAAATGCTGAATCAGATGGAGCTGAAGCTTCTGCCGACAATGGAACTGATAACGACAGCGAACGAGCTTTTGGAGGAGCTGAACAGGCGGAAAGCGTACATTCTTGACTGGGAGAACCCGGACATGTATCTGAATCATCTTGAGTATCATTGCGCTGGTGGAATCTTTCCAAATGGCGAGCAGAATCCGGCACGGGGAGATGGTTCTGACAATGTTTACTGTTTCTTTAGCGAGGTGAGAAAAGATGCAGGAGAGAATTGACGAAATCCTTGGTCTGATAGACGAGCAGCTTTCCATTGTAGCTGATAACTACATTGAAAGTTCGTACAAGGCAAGAACGCTTGCAAGCTATGTACAGGTTCTAAATGGGCTTTTAACGGCTCAAAAATCGTATAAGGAGGAAAATATCGGTGAGTGAATTTGAAATCCGTATTCCGGCAAGAAAGAAGCAGCCTGCAACTGATAAGGATAACCCGGTCGTGAAAGTATCAACAGTTGCATACAACGCACTGGTTGAAATCTATAACGAATCAACCTTATCAATGAAAGATATTGCAAGTTTGTTGATCGTTGAGGGAAGCAAACATGTGGTTTATGACAAGGAGGAATAGCAATGGCAACACCAGTATTAATTATTGGAAAATCTGGTTCCGGCAAGAGTACCAGTCTTAGAAACTGCCAGAATGAACACTGGAACCTTATTAGAGTATTAAATAAGCCACTTCCGTTTAAAGGCAAGATTGACGGATGGTTTACAGATGATTACCAGCAGGTAATGAAGTGCCTGATCGCATCAAAAGCGGAGTCAATCGTAATTGATGATGCAGGTTATCTTATTACGAATCATTTCATGAAGGGACACGCTTCTGCTGGAAAAGGCAATGCAGTGTTCGCTCTGTACAATGATATCGGAGACTATTTCTGGAATCTTATCCAGTTCATTGTAACAAAAGTACCGCAGAATAAAATTGTTTACCTCATGATGCATGAAGAAAAAGACGATTCCGGGGAAGTAAAACCTAAGACAATTGGTAAGCTTCTGGACGAAAAAGTTTGCATCGAGGGCATGTTTACCATCGTTCTTCGCTGCATCGAAGAGAGCGGGAAACACTTATTTGTCACCCAGTCCAGTCAGGGAGCAGTAAGCAAGTCCCCGATCGGGATGTTTGACACGTTGACTATTGATAACGACCTTGCAGAAGTTGACAAGGTTATCAGAGATTATTATGAATTAGGAGGAACAGGCAATGCAGAAACCAAATAATTACGATACTACACAGGCAGCAGGAGAATTTGAACCAATTAAGCTTGGTGGTCATAAGATGGTAATTAAGCAGGTATCAGAGAAAAAATCCCAGGGTGGACTTGATATGCTTGTTATCTTGTTTGATTTCGCAGAAGGAGACGAACAGGCGGGTTATTTTATGAAGCAGTTTGAAAATGACATTCGTCCAGACAAGAAATATCCGAACGCCGGCACTAACTATATGGTCATTGACGAGAGTGTAGATTATGGCGTCCGTAACCTTAAAACATTTATCACATGCGTAGAAAAGTCAAATCCGGGATTTGCCGTTAAGTGGGGCGATAATTTCGGGCAGCAGTTTAAGGGAAAACTGATCGGCGGCATCTTCCGTCTGGAGAGAGACTGGTACGACAATAAAGAAGTGAAACGTCACAAGCTTGCATGGTTCCGCAGTATTGAAGGAATTAAGGATGTAGATATCCCAGAAGAGCGCGCCACGAGAGCCTATGACGATCATCTGAAAGAAGAAGCTATCATGGGAGCGAATCCGGTAGGTACGGACTTTATGAGTATTCCAGACAGCGTACAGGAAGAACTTCCGTTCAATTAAAAGGATGTGTTTTTAATGGTTATACAAGTGGACACAAGGGAACATAAATCAGAATGGGAACGGATTCAGAGTCAGTTTGATAACATTGGAGTGCAGTATTTTCGCTCGAAATTGTATTGTGGTGATTATCAATCATTAGACAATGCAAAGCTCTGTATTGATCGTAAAAAGGATTTACAGGAGTTATGTGGAAATGTCTGCCAGCAGCACGAAAGGTTCAAAGCGGAGCTGATTAGGGCACGTGAAGCAGGCATACAGTTAATTATCCTATGTGAGCATGGACCAGATATTAAATCAGTTGGCGATGTATATTTCTGGGAGAATCCCCGAAAACATAAAGTTATCTGGAGGACGGTAAACGGCAAAAAGGTAAAGACTGTAATTTCTGACAAGGCTGTTGATGGCTGCCAGTTATATAAATCTCTATGCACAATCAGGGATAGATACGGAGTTCGATTTGAATTCTGTACAAAAGAAGAAACTGGTAAGAGAATCGTGAAGTTGCTGACATGACGAAAGAAGAAATTAAACAGTCAGTGAAAATGTCGGAGATCCTTTCCAGGTACGGACTAAAGCCGAATAGAGCAGGATTTATATGTTGTCCTTTTCACAAGGAAAAATCAGCATCCTGCAAAATCTACGATGATTCCTTTTACTGCTTCGGCTGCGGAACCGGTGGCGATGTGTTTGATTTCGTGATGCAATACGAATCCGTCCCTTTTAGTACTGCATTTATCGAGCTGGGCGGTACTTATATTTCAAAAAAAGGTAAAAGTCGTAACCAGATCAGACATGAAATGCGAGATATTAAATCAAAAAAATGCAATCCTGATCAGGTCCCAAACGAGCTTGAGCAGGTAGAAAAGAACATACTTATGTACGAAACAGCACTAAAAACGTTCCCTCCTGATTCAGAAGAGTGGTATATGTGCCAATTCAATCTCGAGAAAGAAAAAAGCAGACATGAATTGCTGTCTGTTAAGTCAGGAGGTGAGGAAAATTCTTGAAAATATTGGAAATTTACAAGCACAAGACTTTATGGAAAAGCAACTGTATGAAGAACTTTTTGCGATAAAAAGTAAAATCGATCGTTCCGAAATCAAATTTAAACTGATGGACCGGGCAAAAAGTGTGAAAGCGAAACATATAGCAGAAGAGTTCATAAAGGAATTTCAGAAAGCAGAGCAGGAAAAGGAAAAAGAAGAAAAAGCAAATCGTTCTATGCAGTTGGTTGAAAACATCACAAATTTCTATCCTGATTCTGTTGATAAGGAATATCCTAACATGGCTTGTGGCAGCTGGATAGCTACAGAGAACGGAATATTTTCCTCTGAAACATCTAAGGCAAGAGAACTTGTATGTCACCACCCGATCATGCCGATACGTCGGCTAAAAAACATCGAGACAGGAGAAGAACAGATCACTGTAGCATTTAAGAGAGATGGCTACTGGACAGAAATAACTGTTCCAAAAATTGACATTGTGACTTCCAGAGCAATAACTAATCTTGCAAGGTTCGGGGTGCAGGTCAACTCAGAGAATGCAAGGCTTCTCGTAAAGTATCTGGCGGATGTTGAAATGTACAATGCCGATATGATCGACATACAGCACTCTACAAGCAAGTTAGGGTGGCATGGCAATGTATTTGTGCCTTACGACCTTTCAATTGTTTTTGATGGCGAATACCGCTTTAAAACACTATTCCAAAGCATACAGGAAAATGGAGATTACTTCAAATGGGTAACTCTAGCTAAACAGCTGCGGTCGTGCGGACGATTAGAGCCACGAATAGCACTGGCGGCATCTTTTGCAAGTGTGCTTGTACAGCCGCTTGATGTATTACCGTTCATCGTAGATTTCTACGGACAGACAGGTGGTGGAAAGACAGTAACGATCAATATAGCGGCATCAGTTTGGGGAAATCCTGCGCCGGGAGCTTACGTTGGAAACTTTCGATCAACAGATACATCATTAGAGACCAGGGCAGATATGCTTAATAACTTCCCGATGATTCTGGACGACTCAAAGAACGCTTCTCAGTATATCCGGGATAACTACGAAACACTTATATACAATCTATGCTCAGGAAAAGGAAAAGGAAGATCTAACAAGGACCTTGGCGCTGCAAAAGAGAACACTTGGAGCAATGTCACCATCTGCAATGGTGAGAATCCTATTTCTGAGTTTGCAGATTCTGGAGGAGCAATCAACAGAATTATTGAGATTGAGTGTTGCGAGGATATTTACGAGAATCCAGCAGAGATTAACGGCATTGTCGTGAAGAACTACGGCTTTGCCGGAAGAGTGTTCGTTGGAAATCTCAAACAGTTCGCATCGGACGATCTGAAAGAAATGAAAGCCGAAATTGAGAAAGGTTTTGACGGATATGACTTTCCAGCCAAACAGGTAATGGCTATATCTACACTTCTGCTAGCTGACAAATTAGCTACAGATTTCATATTTAAGGACGGACGTGAGCTGACGATTGAGGACGTTGTGGATATACCTACACGCAAGAAAGATGTATCAGAAGGTCAGAGATGCTATGAATTCATTCTTGAAAGTCTTTCCGTGTACGGGCAACACTTTGATGCACAATTCAGCTGTGATCAATGGGGCTTCAAGGAAACTCCAGATGAGTATGGAGACGTATATGTATACTTTTATCCGAAACCTCTTGAAAACCTTTTGAAAAACAATGGATTCTCTAGGAAAGCCTTTTCAGCTTGGGCGATTAATCGAGAGCTAATTAAGCATACAGGAAAGAGAGACACGGTATTAAAAAGAGATGGAGGAAGTGTGATGAGGCTTATCGCAGTAAAAATTATTGATATAAAAAGCCTCGAAAATGAACAAGAAAATGAGGTTATTGAAACTGGTTTTCTGCCAACTAATGCCAAAACAAATGTTCCGTTTTCGTAATTTGTAACCATGTAACCGCTGTAACACGAAAAAAAGCGTCCTATAGGAGGAAATTTGAGAGTGTATAAAAAACATATACTCTAGTGATTCTCCTATATGAAAACCTTGGTTACATTGGTTACACGGTTACATACCTCTGAAACCCGCATAAAATAAGGGCTTTTGGCGTAACCAATAGATTGAAAAAGTCGGTTACACATGGGTTACAAAATTAAAAAATATATACAATTAGATTTATTATAACAAAATTAATTGAATATTGCAAAAATATTTAGTTGACATAATTATCACAAGGAGTGGTTACAAAATGAAAAAAGACGATCTCAATAAAAAGCAGAGATATGCATTAGACACGATGCTGTCTGGTAGTAATGTTTTTCTGACAGGTGATGCAGGAACAGGCAAGACAACGGTTATTCAGACATTCATTGATGAGGCGGAAAAAGCTGGTAAAAGCATTCTGGTATCTGCCACTACTGGAATAGCTGCGGATAATATCGGGTATGGAGCGACCACCGTGCATCGCGCGTTAAATATCTCAATTAAGTTTGAGGATTATAAGAAAAAAGTGAAATCCAGATCTGAACTGCTGAAGGAAGCAGATATCCTTATTATTGACGAGATCAGTATGTGCCGGTTCGACCTGTTTAATATGATTGCAAAGACAATCATCACGGAGAATGAAGAGAGAGCCGTTGACAGACTTTTGAACGGAGAGGATAAAGAAGATATTCAGCTAATCGTAATCGGGGATTTCTACCAGCTTCCACCAGTTATCACGACAGATGATCGTAAAATCCTCTGCCGGATGTATGGATCTAATTATGGAAAAGGCGGAAAGTACGAACACGGATATGCTTTCATGTCTGAATACTGGAAAGAAATGGGGTTTGAATATATTAAACTTGATGAGGTATGCAGGCAGAATGATGAGGGATTTAAGTATGTGCTGAATGATATTAAATATGGCAACAATATTAGAAAATCCATTGCATATCTG